TAATCATCCATTCCTTCACCACCTTCGGTGATTACCATATTATCAATATCTAAGGTATCTGATTTATATTGTAAAATTTGTGATTCACATATCTTTTTATAAATCTGGTCTCTTAGTTCTTCATTATCTTCCATCATTGTGATGAAATCTTTCGCTTGGAATTTATGTTCTTCACCAGTTTCAGTATCAGTATATGAGTACCATGCTCCTGCCTGTTTTACAACTTTCTCTTCTTTCATTACCTTTAACCATGAACCATAGTTATCAATACCTCTATCAAAGTAAATTTCAAAATCAGTAGAACGTAATGGTGGGCCCATTCTGTTTTTAACTACTTGTGCACGAACTTTCATTCCTACAATCTTATCGTTTCCACCAATTTTCATTTTGATTTGACCAGTTCCCTTCAATCTCAATCTAACAGAGGCATGGAAAGCAAGAGCTTTACCACCGGAAGTTGTCCATGGGTCACCGAACGGCATTGCGTTCATCTTTTGTCTTAATTGGTTGGTATAAACGAGTAGAATTTTCTGTCTACCAATCATGTTGGTAATTTTTCTCATCGCTTTAGAGATGATAATCGCCTTATCAGTAGCGTATCCATCTTTACCATAATCTGCTGCAAGTTCTGTTTTGGTAGAAGCTGCTGCAACTGAATCGGTTACAATGGTTACTAATTTGTCTTTTGATGTTTCTCGAACTTTTTCTATAATCGTTTCCGTTATATCGAAAATCTGTTCTACTGAATCTGCTGATACATAAAGTAATTTAGAAACGTCCACACCGATGGCTTCTAAAAATTCTCTACTTACTGCAGTTTCTGTATCTATGAGTACAGCAACTCCTCCTTGCTTTTGTGTTTCGGCGAGGAGGTGTGCTGATACTAATGATTTTCCACTTTGTTCAAGTCCCGTTAATTCAACGATTCTACCAACAGGCAATCCACCATAAGGGCGGTTAGAAATAGCCACATCTAACATTGCACATCCAGTCGATACCCAGCCATCTACATTCGTAGGTGCACTGTCATCATCTAAGAAGAATGCAACTTTGTTTTCTTTGGAATCTTTGTTCAGAGTTTCCGCTAGGATACTTGCCAAGTCCAAGTCTTGTTCTGTTTTCTTTGCCATAAAATTGGTTTAATTAGTTGTTGAATAAATCATCAAATGCTGCTGCAACATCATCAGTTTTCTTAACAGAAGCTGTTTCTGAAACCGATGGTTGTTGAGTTGGTACATCTACCATATCTAATGGAGTTGCCTTTTGATTGAATACTGGTTCTGCGTTTGATACTTGTCCAGCTCCTTCATCAGTTGGATTTAACCATCCTTCCAATACACCTTTTAATTCATCGTAAGATAACTCTGAATAAAGTTCGGTAATTTCAGTTTGATTTTCCACAAAATCTTTTGCACGAGTTGCATCTTCTGAAATTGGAGATTCTTTTGGTTTTACTCTAATAGTAGTTGTTGGATAAGAAGTTCCTGCATCTTCTGCTGATAAATACTCAATGGTTAAATCTCTACCCATTGTTGGGTCGGTAATATCACCATAATCTGGATCTGCAATGTAACCAAGAATTTCTTGATATACAGTTTTACCAAATCCCCAAAAACGAACTCCTTCTCCTTCTTCACCTCTTACAATAACAGGTACGAAAGTACGAAGTTTTGGTTCCATAGCCTTAGCTGCTTTCCAATCTTCTTTATCACCCATTCTTTTTAACTTGTCTGCAAATTCACAGATAGGGTCAGGTCTACCGAAAGACATCGGAGATAAGTAAGTTTTGTTATTAATGTTGTAATGGAAGTAAAGTTCGATAAAAGGATTATCTTTGTTGAACTTGTAAGGTGCAATCCTAACTTGGTGTTTTCCTGGAGTTGGTTTCCAAAGGTTATCGGATTTGCGTTGCGTGTTTTGTAGTTTGTTCAGTCTACCTCTGATTGCGTTAATGTCTAATGCCATCTTGTTTAAATTTAAATGTTAATTATTAATTATTTTTATGGTTTTATTTACGTGTCTATCCTACACGCGGTGTGTACATATAAGTATAAGATTTACCGAAAATCTTGTACTTTTTTTGTATAAAGTTATTAACTATTTTGTTGATAAGTTACTTATTTATTACGTAAAGATAAGACATTTTTTTCATATGTCCTAATTTATTTTTTGAATTTTAATAATGTTTTTAACTGTTTCATCCTTTATTGTGATATATCCCAATACTCTTTTGATATTTCACTACCTATATATTTTCTATTTAGCTCCATTGATTTTTTGCAGTAGTTCCACTACTCATAAATGGTTCATAAACAATATCATCTTCATTAGTTCAAGATAATAGATGGTCATTAAATAATTTAGATGGAAATATAGCTGGAAGTTTTACTATTTTCCCCATTTACCATTTTTGATAATCTGAGAGATAATTGCGTAGTTAGATAAATCTTGATAAGTATCTATGACCGATTCATCTACCTTGCCATTGGTACCAACTACTACTAGTTGTTTTAAACGATTTACTTTATCCATCATACGAAACCACACTCCACTTAACGAAAGTTTTTTATCTTCTTCAGTAGTGAGTGAGGAACCTAATGCAATGTTAGCTGGTCCGTAATCGTGGTTCTTTGCACAGAAAAGTTCGTATTGGTCGAATAGAATTCGTTTGAATTCCATAGTCATTTCTGGATAAGCTTTTTCAGCCTGTTCAACTATCTCAGGATTATCATATCTGATAACCTCATATTCTTGTTCACCAATAGGTTTGATGTTTAATTTATGTTCTCTCTTATTCGTTACCACATTTTCTCTTGTAGTATTAGTTGTTTTATTGGCCATTTATAACTTATTTATTTTGTTTTACAAAGATACAATATTTTTTTGAAATACCCAAATTATTCTTTATCAAAAATTGAATCTAATGATTGTTGTAATTTTTGGATTTTTAATTTTTCATCTACCGAAGGTACTTTTATGGACTTTAACCTTAACAGTTCTTCTGTTATTTGTTTTAGTTGGGATTGTAACATATCGATAATTTTTAAATAAATAATTTCCAATTTTCTTCTTCGTTGAAGGCTGCCACTTCGTATGGGTGGTCATTATAATTATATCCCATATTATAGTATCGTTTCATCCAAATTCTGGATTGAAGATAATGTTGATATTCGTGGACTAATGTTCTTATTAAAAGTTCTAAAGAGTCTATGTTTTTCCAATATATAGTAATTTCATTCAGCATTGAACAATACTCACCATAAAGGTCTTTAGGTACTTCCTCATCGGAGTAAGGAGTATCTTCTATTGCAACAAATGGTGGGTAAGTGTGGTGATTGGATTCACCATAGTGAGTTATAACTTTATTATACACTTCTTCTGTAACTTGTTGAATTTCTTTACGGGTCATATTTTATCTTTTACTATATAAAGATAGTAAAAAGATTTCAGATATCCAAATTAAAGTTGAATTATTTTGAATTAAATTCTATCACTTCAAAAATTCTAGTAGAAATTTTCTTGGTACCCTCTGTATTGGTTACAATAATAGAATTTTTAAATTTTTCCCAATCTACTGAAAAGGATTTATCTAATACTCCCCCATTTTCTTCCTTAACTAATTCATTTAATGCATTAATCGTATAAAGAGTATTACTCTGCTTCTTTCTATGTACCAAAATTGTATCTCTTAGAGGATATTCTGGTTTATATTCGGTATCTAGATTGTAAGTAACGAAAAGTTCATCCAAATTACCTTTATTCTGTAAGACATAAATATAGTTATATACTATATGGTAGGTTTCACGAATATCTTGTAGGGTATTTTGTAACTCTTCTTTTGTCGTAAATGTACAAAGTAGTTGAGTACGCATTTATATAATCCTATTCTATTAGTTTTTATATAAATATAATAGATAATATTGTAAAACTATAAAATTAGACTATATTCAAAATTATATAAATAATACTATTATAGTATTTAATTTTAAAATGAAATTAGTTAATTTATTATTTGGAGTACACTTCTTCGTTTGCCGTTTTAAGTATTTTAGCAAATCGTTTATCTAAAGCCATTTCAAATTTAATTTGACCACCATATCCTACCCCATCTTCTCTTACTCGAATTTCAGCTAATGGAATTACTTTACTACCAACGGTTGCTTGGTATCCTAAGAATGGTGGTGGTCCTGGCTCTGTAGTTAATTTTTCTTTAATCTCATCATAATCGGAAGTACCAAATATTTTACTCATTATAGTTCTATCCATTGAATTTGAACCGATTGCCATTGTTTCTTCACCATTGGATACCGCTTTTAAGGGAAATTCAGAACGAATTTCAGCTAACATACCTTCTTTCATTTTTGGATTCTCAGTAAGTGCTTTAATCGCTGCTTGTTGAAATTCTTCATGAATTGTTTTATTTCCATCAATATATTGTTTGGCTTTGATATCACCACTATCAGCAAGAGCTTTTATACATTCTAATATTACGTTAGATTTACTTCTACTACCGTTACCACGTTCAGTATCATCTAACGCAGTTTGTAAATCAACTTTCTTAGATTCAAATAGTTTTTTTAATTTAACTCCTTCTTCGGAACCACTTGTCAATATTTTATTAATACCTTCTTTAAATTCTTTGCCTGATTTTACTAATCGGTTTCGTTGATTATCTTTATATACATTTTGATTTATATCATCAGGTATGTCACTATCCCACTCTGTGAATTTTCCAGCTCCTGAATTTAAGAAGTACACCTCAGTTGATTTCTTTAAAGATACCTCATCAAGTATTTCATTACCATCCTTTGTACGAATTTTTATGTACATATCGGTTGAGAATCCTTTATTGTTTTTGTAATCGGTTAATCCAAGTGATTCAACATCATCTTTAGTATCCCATGCAGTTGCAACTATCTCAGAACCAGGATATTCATTTTGAATTCTATTTAAAATAGCTTGTCTGTTATTTTGTGCAGCTTTAATCCAACTTTTAGTTACAATTCTACTACCTTCTGTTTTTAACCTTGGATTATTTTTTATTAACTCAGCCTCATGTTTCAATAATGAATCAGTAAATTCATTAAATTCCAAATCACCCATCGAAGTACCCATCATTGTCATTAGCTCTCCTGCTTGTGCAGATATTTGCCCTGCGCCACCATCCATATCACTATAATGTGTCCATTTAGTTCCATCACCAGTTGGGGTGGTATTCACCATTCGTTCTAATGCAGTTATGTATTTTTTTGGAAATTTGGGATTTTTAAGTATAGTATTTGGTAATTTGTATGATTCAGGTGGAGTTGGATTTACTATCTTCTCATTCTTTTTATTAAATTCATCATCGGATGGTGATAGTGCTCTTAAGAATGTTTCACTTTTTAACGAATCAATCGTTTTAAGAGTTTTATCTTTACCATCTATCACACGTGGTTCAGATGCCATATCAGTATTAACATCCGAATCAGATGCTTTAGCATAAGCAGGGTCATCTTCAGGTAGATTAGATTTGTAAGATTCACCACCTTTACCACTTAACCCAGTTCCTTTTGGTTCTATTTGTGGAACTTCGCCACCACCTTGTTGGTTTTGCGAAGTATTCGCAGCCGCGGCTTCACCTTCTTCCCCCTGAGATTGTTTATCTTGAGTGTATTTATCATCAGATACTGCGGTTAATTTATCATTATCACCTTTTTGATATTTCTGAGCATCTTGTTTAGCCTTACCATTATTATCAACATCACCTTTACGAACATAAAAACCCTTACCAATATGAGTATAATCCTTATTATCACCATTGGTATCATTAGGGGCTTCAGTTAAAAACTCCATTATAATTTTATTTTCATTATACTTACCCCATTCGGTAAGAATTTCTGAAATGATAGATTGATGTTCCTTACTTTGTAAATTAGGAATACCAACTCTATAAGAAAGTTCGTGTATTAAATCGTGTATGAGTTGTGTATGATTCATTTTATTAATGTGTATGTTTTACTTCGTATTCTTGCCAATCTTTGGTTGGTACTTCATTTGGAAAATAAAAACATTTCCAATCACCCTTTGGAAATTTTATATGTTTCTTATATCCAGTTGGTATATGGCCTCCGGTTGGTAGTTGAATATGACCATTTGAAAAATGTAAATCTACCCTAACTTCCAACTTTCCAAATTTTTGAGCCCATACTCTTTCTTCTGCTTCTAAAAATCTCCACTCACCTCTGTTCAACTTATAATGTTGTAAAGAACAATTTAAATAAGAAAACGTTAATTTTAAATTTTCGGGTGTATCGGTAAATGTAGCTGCAGGAGCCATATGGCCCTTATCCCATGAATTGTTGTAATAATCTTTACTATCTGAAGTATGAATAGAATCGTTGGTGTAAAAATCCATACCTTTTCTATCGGTCTTTTTTTCAATATTTCGAACTTTGTATTCTACCCAATTTGGTTGTTCATAAACTTCGTTATATGATATCTTATATATAGATGTTTCAATTAATACATCTGTTCTAAGGCCTTTGTTAATCTGTGCCGATATTGGAAGTGTTAAACACATTCCACATAAAATAAGTGTAATTACACTAATTTTTAAATAGTTCATAATCATATATTGTTTTTTATAACTTTAATATGTTTGGGTAAAATTTTTGTATTTTGTACATAATATGAACCGAATTGAGCGGAAGTCGTATCATTAGTATAAATATATGGTTTTTAAACTTCTCCATAATTCTTACCCCAAGCTGCACGAACTGGAAATCCATAACTTTCGATAACGGATTTAACCTTTTTAATAGTTTCTACCTCAGTTTCATCGAACTCATATAAAAATGCATCATACGAATATAAGATAGGTAAGGGTAACCCTTCTTTCTTCAATTTGGCCATAACCTCAATATTGAATTCAGTTTCAGTTGCTTGAAGAATATAATTAAAGTATTTTTGGGCGGTTGGGGTTTCAATCCACCCAATAGGTATTTTTCTTCCTTTGGGTGTTTGGATATACCCATTTTTGATTGCAGATACCATCATAGATTGAATGAAATCATCTACCTTCTTAAAGAACGGAATTTTTCTATCTTCCTTATTTACCCCACCATACAGAATTTGAAAAGTTCTTCCTTTTGATTCTTCATACGAACAACCATATTCATCCGATAACCATTGGTGAACCGAAGTATCGGGTAATTTATATTTAATCAACTTACCAATAATACGAACGTGGTAGGCATCGTAATCAAATTGTAAAAATAATTTGTTAGGTTGAGGAATAAAACAA